CCATTTAGCTATAAGGAAGATCGTTATTGGCGTTCTAGAGGTCTTTGGACTTCTCCTAATCATCGACGAAAAGGTCTTTCATTTAAAATTCTAACTCATACATCTGAGTTTGTAAGTAAACGTGGAGCAACTTGGTTGTGGACGGTTCCAAGACAATTAGCTCTTCCTGCTTACGAAAAGGTAGGTTTTGTTAAAAAAAGTGATTGGTTTGATGATGGACAGTATGGACCCAATTGTGTGGCATCTAAATACTTATAAATATAGGACAAAGGAGTGACATAATGGCAATCCCAACAACAAGAGAAACATTTAAATTCTACTGTCTTAGGTCACTTGGGCATGGTGTAATTGATATTAACGTATCAGAAGATCAGATTGATGACCGTATTGATGAAGCTCTTCAGTATTTTGCAGAATATCATTACGATGGAATTGAAAGAGTATACCTTAAACATCAAATTACACAAGATGAAATTGATAGAGCAAAAACAAATCTTAGTTCATCTGCAACAGATACCGTTGATGATTCTGTATCTGCTACATGGTTAGATGGTGCAGGGTATATTCCTACACCAGATGCAGTTATTTCCGTTGTACAAGTATTTCCTTTCACAGACAGTACTGGCGGCGATATGTTTGATATTAGATATCAGCTCCGACTGAATGACCTATACGATTTTTCGTCATCCTCTATTATGGAATATCAGATGACACTTCAACACCTAGACTTTTTAGAACACATCCTTGTAGGTGAAATTCCAATTCGTTTCAATCAACATCAACAGAGACTTTATCTAGATATGGATTGGAGTAATTCTGTTAGTGTAGGTGAATATATAATTATTGAATGTTATAGAAAGCTTGATCCAACACAATTCCCAGACATTTTCAACGACATGTATCTTAAAAAATATACATCAGCTCTTATTAAAAGACAATGGGGAGCAAACCTATCTAAGTTTAGTGGAGTAGAAATGCTTGGTGGAGTTACAATGAATGGTGCAGATATTTTCTCTCAAGCTTTAGATGAAATTACTAAGTTGGAGGATCAGATTCAATTGCACTTTGAATTGCCTGTTAATGGTATGATAGGATAGTCTCATGGCAGTAAATTCAGCATTCCACACGAACAATGTTGCTGCTCTCGCAACTGAACAAAATCTTTATAAAAACTTGATTGCTGAAGTAATCCAGATTTATGGGCATGATGTTCATTATATTGATAGAACACTTGTTGCAGAAGACAACATGTTTGGAGAGGACACACTTTCTAAATTTAGGAACTCTGCAAAAATTGAAATGTATGTTGAGGACACTAGTGGTGGGTATGCTGGTGAGAAAGAACTTATGTCTAAATTTGGATTGGAAAATCTGAGTGAGATTACATTTGTAGTTGCAAAACATAGATTTCAAGAATTAACAAAACAATTCACTATTGAAGACGCAACAGATACAGCTTCGGGTGGTTCTATTCTCATGGAGACTGCAACTATAAGCCAGACAGGAAATTCTGTTGTATTTGAAGGAACTGATTTTTATCTTCTTAACGAAACTGATGCAACAGATTCAGATAGGCCATTAGAGGGCGATTTAATTTATCATCCCATTTTGGAAAAATTGTTTATTGTTAATTTTGTTGATCATGATGCATCTTTTAATCAATTAGATAATAACCCTACATATAAATTACAATGTCGTACATTTGATTATAGTTCTGAAATGTTGGATACGGGCATTAGTGAAATTGATGCAATTGAAGACGCACTTTCAAATGCAAGTTCTGAATACCAGATTAGTCTTGAAAATGCAACAATTGTTGGACAATCATTAACTGTAGATCGAACATCTTATACTCTTGATATAACTAATGTTACTGTAGATGCTGCAACAATTAGTACAGATGATGATCCAGCATCGTTTGGTGGTAGTATACTACTTGAAACTGGTAGTGATGAATATATTATAACTGAAGACTACTATATTGGTGATTATGTAAATGACAAAACTGCGCAAAATGAATTGTTTGATAAATTAGATGATGCAGTCTTGGACTTCGCAGAATCTAATCCATTTGGTGATCCTACATGATTAATAACAATATTATTATAATAAATAACTATAGGAGAATATAGATGGCAAATCAATCACTTGGAATAGGCGGCGCAGCAGACGATGGAACTGGCGATAATCTACGTATAGCTGCTGATAAAATTAATGACAACTTCTTAGAGATTTATACTCTAATTGGAGATGCATCGTCTTTGACGAGTGGTATTAGTGCAACTGCGACAGTCGTGACTTTAACTGCGCCAACAATTACAGGTGTAGTTGCTGGAACGCAAACATCAGCAACAATTACAACTCTAACAGGAACTACTTTTAATGCTGGAACTCTTGCATTAGCTGCTGGTTCTATTACAGATAGTTCTGGTGCAATTTCTTTTGGTAATGAGAATCTAACAACAACAGGGACAATTACTGGTGATGTTACAGGCGATGTTACAGGTGATGTTACAGGTAACGCAGATACCGCAACTACACTCGCGACGGCCAGAACAATTGGTGGAACTTCATTTGATGGTAGTGCTAATATTGCGGTAGGTTTATCGGCAACTTCAACTATATTAGCAACTGCAAGAACTATTGGTGGCGTATCATTTAATGGTTCTGCTAATATTAACTTACCTGGCGTAAATTCTGCTGGTAACCAATCAACTTCTGGTCTTGCTGCAACAGCAACAGCATTAGCAACTGCTAGAACTATTGGTGGAACCTCATTTGATGGTACAGCAAATATTGCTGTAGGACTTGCTGCAACTGCTACAGCTCTTGCGACTGCAAGAACTATTGGTGGAACTAGTTTTGATGGCACTGGAAACATTGCAGTTGCTTTGGCATCTGTTGGTACTGCTGTTACAGTAGCAGATGAATCAAGTGATACAACTTGTTTTCCATTATTTGCAACTGCTGCGACAGGCGATTTGCCGCCAAAGAGTGGTTCTAATTTAACTTTTAATGCTAGTAGTGGTCTATTAACTGCAACACTATTTGCTGGTGCGTTAACAGGTAACGTAACTGGAAACGCATCTGGTACAGCCGCAACTGTTACTGGTGCTGCTCAGACTGCTATTACTTCAGTAGGAACATTAACAGCATTACAAGTAGATAATATTAACATAAATCTTAATACAATAAGTTCAACTGCTGGTACTGATTTATTAATCACACCACTTAGTGGTCAACAAATTGTTTTAGATGGAGCTATTGTTATTGATGCTGGTGTGGTTACTGGTGCAACAAGTATTACGTCAACAGCATTTGTTGGTGCATTAACTGGGAACGCATCTGGAACTGCTGCAACTGTTACTGGTGCAGCTCAGACTGCTATTACTTCAGTAGGAACTCTTACTGCATTACAAGTAGATAATCTTAATATAAATGGTAATACGATTAGTTCAACTGCTGGTACTGACTTATTAATTACACCACTAAGTGGTCAACAGATTGTTCTTGATGGAGCGATTGTTATTGATGCTGGTGTAGTTACTGGTGGAACAAGTATTACATCAACTGCATTTGTTGGTAACTTAACTGGAACAGTCGCAACTGCAACACAAAATTCAATAACAACTGCAACTGGTTTAGTATCGGTAGGTGCATTAAACTCTGGTAGTATTACATCTGGATTTACAAGTATTGATGTTGGTGCTGGTGCAATCTCAACAACTGGTGCGATTACTGGTGGTTCAGTTGCTGGTAGAAAAACACTAGTTACTACCTTTAATACTAACTCTGCTGTAAGTGCATCTTTAACAGCCGCACAATCTGGTGCGACAATATTAATTGATGGTACAGAAAATAACGTAATCAACTTGCCTAACGCAGCTACAACAAATCCAGGCATATTTTATGACCTTATTGTAAGGGTTGCTGTTGCAAGTGATAAAACTACAATTGTTAATATACATGGTTCTGGTGGTAACTTTGTTGGTGCATTAAGTCTTGCTGGTGGTACTGCTGCAAACGCAGTTTTTGATAATGGTGGTGATGCACTTACATTTGTAAATAGTACAGTCATTGGTTCAAGAGCAAGAATAACTTGTTTAACAGATGATGCTACAGATGGAGTTTGGCAAGTAGAATGTCTTGCATCTCCAATCGCTACAATCGCATAAATATAATGAATAAGGAGAATATATAATGTTAGGTCAACAATTTTACCATGAAACTGTGAGAAACGTAATTGTTGCGTTTGGAACTATGTTTAATAATATACAGATTGTTCGTAAGAATAATACTGGAAATATAATACAAAGTATGAAAGTACCTCTTGCATACGGGCCGAAACAAAAGTATTTAACTCGTTTAGATTCAGACCCATCTTTAACAAATTCAACTGCAATAACTTTACCAAGATTAGGTTTTGAAATAGGTGCGTTGACATATGATGCTGGTAGGAAATTAAATCGAGTACAAAGATTTAAAAAAGTAAAATCAGATAGTGCAGATGCAAACAAATTAGACTCACAGTATATGCCTGTTCCATATAATATGGACATTGAATTATTTGCAATGGCAAAAAACTCTGATGATGCATTACAGATTATAGAACAAATACTTCCATTCTTTCAACCAGATTACACATTGACAATCAATGATATGGCTGATATGGGTATAAAGAGAGATGTTCCTATTGTTTTAAATAGTGTAGGTTATGAAGATAATTATGCTGGAGATTTTACATCAAGACGAGCAATAATTTATACATTAAACTTTACTGCTAAATTTTATCTATATGGCCCTGTTACTTCATCTAAGGTTATCAAAACAGTTCAAGTTGATCAATATGCAAATCTACCAGCTGTTGAACCTACAAGAGAACAAAGGTATTCAGTTGCAC